GGTGCTCAAGTATCTTCAATGATCGAAGTTGCAAAATCATACACTGACAATATTCTTACAAGAGACAGTGCGATTGCAATCTTAATGAAGTCATTTAATATGACTCAAGATGAAGCTGAGAAGATAATCCCAATGACTGCACCAACACCAGAAATAAAAACAGAGCCAGTGAAAGCTCAATTTGCAGAAAAGAAAATTAAGAAAGAAGATCCAAAGGTTGTTGCTCAAAGAATAGCTGATAATGGTCAAGTGCTTAAGTCAGTATTCAGATCAGGTCTTGAGCCAATTGCAAAAGATTTAATCAAGAAAATAATTTCAGCTTATGAGTCAGCATCAACAAATAGAGAGCAATTTGTTGTCTTTAATGTTAAGCCAAGCAACACATCAGGTTACAATCAAAAACTGAGAGAAGAGTTTGCAAAGATTGTCAATAAAGCTTATGACTCGGTGGCAAGTAATTACAAATTTGCTGATAAGATTTCAAACAACCGAGCAAGAGCAAAAGCTGATCTTCTTTTCATGACTCAATTAAATGATCTTGAGAAAGCAATTTATCTTCAGTTTACAACTTCGATTGATTCAACCGACTCTGTTACGACAATTGAGAATGATCTCACTCAGGCATCAGATAAGGCAATTACAGTCATGGAAGTTGGTGCTGACATTACAAGTGCACAACTTGAAAATGAGACCAGAATGGATTTCTTTGATGAGAATATGGATGAGCTTGAGTCATTTACTTTTTACAATCAAGATCCAGTGAGTGAGATTTGTCAAGAATTAAATGGTGCAACATTCAGATCAGATGATCCAGACCTTGAGAGATACACACCACCTCTGCATCATAATTGCAAGAGCGTTATGATTCCAAATTTAAAGGGTGACAAAAACAATCCAACAGTGACAGGCTTGCCATCAATAAGTGTTGATGCGAAAAAATCAATCACACTTGGTGAATGTTGTAATCATAATCATTGACACAATATGATTGAGAGGTTGAGAATAAATATATGAGCTTAAGACTATTATTTACAGATTCGGTTAATCAAAGCAGTTTTAAAGAGATTCAACTCTTAAAGACTGCTGTGATATATGATTCAAGATATGGTGAAGTAAAAATCACCAGAGAAATGCTTGATCAAATGGTTAAGAATTTTCAAGAAAAGGTGCGTGGTATTGAGATTATGCTCGATGCTGGTCATAACTCTGATAAAGAGGCTTATGGATGGTTTAAAAATCTTTACACAAAAGAGGGTGATAATAACTCTTATGAATTGTGGGGATCGGTTGAGCTTACATCTTTAGGTCAAAAGGCTCTTACAGAAAAGTTGTATGGATACATCAGTGCAGATTTTCATACTTCATACCAAGACAATGAGACACTTGCAACTTATGGTGCTGTGCTTTTGGGTGCTGGTCTTACAAATAGACCAGTCGTAAAAGGAATGTCACCAGCAATTGCATTGTCAGAAAATAATCAACAATCAATGGAGATAAAAATGGATTTACAGCAGTTACTAGATGCGTGTGGTGTAAGCTCACCAGAAGAGCTTATTAAAATGATTGGTGACATGAAATCTCAAATAGAGATGGCTTGTACAACTGAGAAAGAATTGAAAGAGCAAATTGCTATGTCAGAAAAGACAAATGGCTTTAATGCACTTTTATCTGAAGGCAAAGCTTGCGAAGCTCAAAGAGAATCTTTCATGAAAGGTGACATGGTTGCATTTGCAAAAAATGCTCAACCAGTAAAACTTTCTGAAGTATCAAGTGGATCTGCTGAAGGAAATGAGAAGACTGCTGAAGAGCAAATCATGGAGCTTGCAGAATCAAAAATGAAAGAAGAAAAAATTGGAATGGCAAAAGCAATTTCAATTGTATTATCAGAAAATAAAGAACTTGCAAAACAATACAGAAAAGGAGAATAAAAAATGGCAACATCAAGTCAACCAAAAATTTTAGCATTTAAAGCTGGTGCTGATTTATCAGCAAAGCAATTTTGCTTTGTAAAATTCGGAGCTGATGCAGAGACAGTTGTGCTTTGCGGAGCTGGTGAGAAAGCAATCGGTGTATTACAAAACAATCCAGCACTAGGGCAAGTTGCTGAAGTGGCAATCATGCATGGTGGAGCAAAAGTAAAATCTGCTGGTGTAATTGCACTAGGTGATTTAATCGCATCAGATGCAAATGGTCTTGCAGTTGTTGCATCAACATCAGGTCACTTCATTGTTGGTCAAGCATTTGAAGCTGGTGTTGCAAATAAAGTAATTCACGCAGAATTATCACCATCATTAAAACCATAATTTAATTTAAGGAGAAAATAAAATGGCACAAACAAGAGCTTTAGTCGATAAACTACTTACAAATGTATCTCTTGGATATGCACCAGCAGGTCATATTGCAGAGATCGCACTTCCAAATTTACAGGTTAATGAGAACACAGGATTAATCGGTAAATATACAAATGCTCATTTGCGTATCGAAGACACAAAAATGGGTGGTCGTGCAATGGCAAAAAGAGTTGAGTCAATCAAGTATGATGTATCTGAAGGATATGTTGTTGATTCTCATGGTCTTGAAGACATTGTTACACCAGAAGATGTGAGAAATATTCCAGATCCATTCTCAGTTGAATCTGATAAAGTTATGGGATTAACTCAATTATTAAAATTAAAGAAAGAGAAAGCTTTTGCTGACATCGTGACAAATCCTTCAGTGGTAACAAATGGTGTGACTCTTTCTGGTGGTACTCAATGGGATCAGTACACAACTTCAAAGCCAATCGAAGATGTTAAGACAGCAAGAATGGCCGTAAAGCAAGCGTGTGGATTCTTCCCAAACAGAGCAATTATTTCACCAAGACTTGCTGAAGTATTGTCTTACCATCCAGAAGTAATCACTAATCTTGGATTTAATTTTGAGAAAGCTGGTGCTCTTACTTTTGAAGACATCAAGAAATTTTTCAAAGTTGATTTCCTTCATGTTGGAGATGTTCAATATGATTCAAGTGCTGAAGGCATTGCAGAATCAATGGGTGAATTATGGTCAAATGACTTAGTATTTTATTATGCACCAACAACACCAAGTAAATTCCAAAAATCTTTTGGTTATTACTTAACAATCAATGGTGGTGCTGGAATGAAAGTTTACAAGTCAGCAATCGACAATCCACCAGAATCAACTTCAATCATCGTAAAAGATGAGTATGGATATAAGATCACAAATTCAAGCTGTGCATACTTAATCCAAAATGCGATTGTTTAATTATTAACTTAATGGGCACAGTGTTTATCACTGTGCCTTTTTTCTTATGAGGGTAAAATGTCAACAGAAAATAAAAAATCTGAAGAGAAAAAATCTGAAGAAAAATATGTTGCGACAAGAAATGTAAAAACTTTATCGGGATTAATTAAGAAAGGTGATGTTGTAAAAAAAGATCACAAAGAAATTAAAGAATTAATCGAGAAAGGTTATGTCGTACTGCACGCTTAGTGATGTACAATCTGACTTTGGAAAGATTGAATTTACATCGACATCAAAAATCACAGATACAAAGGTTGCAGAGTTTATTGACTCTGAATCAGAGTACATTGATGCTTGCATTGCAAGCAAATATGCTGTGCCAGTTATTGATGTAAACTCTCCAAAGGCTTTTGCAATCTTAAAAAGAATTTGCATCTTCAGAGTATCAGACAGAATCAGAAATATTTTAGAGATCAAGACTGGTAATAATACCATTGATCAAGATGTGAAAGGTCAATCACGCACACCAAGAGATGATCTTAAATCAATTATTGATGGCAAATTAAGACTTGTTGATTGTCCACTTGCAACCACTGATGATGGTGTTGCACATGGATTAAGAGAAGAGACTTATGCACCATTTGATTTAAGTAAGCAACAATGGTGATAAAATGGGTGAGCCGACATTTTCATACACAGTTGAAAATGACAGATTATTTAAACAGGCAATTGACAGAGCTTTACTTGAAGTAAATGATCTTAAATTGCCTTTTAATCAAATTGCTTTTGATTGGTACAAATCACAGAAAGCAATCTTCCAATTAAAATCAAAAGGTAAATATCCAGACTTCAAAGGTAAAAAAGTTGGTGAGATGTGGTCATCTGGTGAAAATGCACGACCAAATAGACGCACAAGAAATCCGAGCCTGACAGCTTATCAGAATTACAAAATAAAAAAATATGGTTTTGATTATCCATTATTAAAAGCAACTGGAAGGCTTGAGGGATCAGTGACAGATTCAAAAAATCCTGAGACAATTTTTGTCAATACAGGTACAGGGATTGTGCTTGGATCGCAAGTGCCTTATGGAATCTTTCATCAATCCGATTCTGCAAGAGCAAAGATCCCATTGAGAAAATTTATTTTCATTGGGCCTGAAGCACCAAGCTTTGCGACAAGTGAGCAAATGGGAAGACCAGAGAGATGGCTCAATATTATTAATAATTACATTCTCAAAAAAATGGGTGGAAGTGTAAAATGAAAAGATATGACATTGAAAGCTTTTTAAAAGATATTGAAGCGGTTTTAAAAGCAGAAATAAATAATAAGATTAACGAGATCAACACAGAGAAAGGAGATTTTAATCTGGATCTGGTTGATGATAAAGCATACATTTACCAATCAATGAATGAAGAGATTACAAATTTTAATCCAACAATCTTTTATTACCTTGATGACATTCGATCTGAAGGGATTGATTCAGCAACATCAGAAGAGGTTGTTGTTGAGGTTGTTGTAATTCTGACAGATACTCAAGATGGTAATAGGTAACATAAATTGCTCAGGTATTTAAGAGTGCTCAAAGAGCTTTTCAACACTCACTTTAATAAAGTACACTATAGTAAGAAAGTGATAGTTGAGAGCCTTGTGCCAATACCATTTGCACTACAAAACTCATCAAACTATCTACACGCAATAGGTGTAAGATTAACAACGGCAATCGTTTAAAAGGAGAAAATAAATGGGATTATCAGCACCAAGAGTTGTTTACGGGATTCACTCAGCAACATTTTACAATCCAAAAACTGGATTACCTTATGGCACAATGAGAGTGCTTGGAAATGGTACATTTTCAATGGAAGGTGAGACAATTGAATTAAGAGGTGGATCAAACAGATTCCCTTGGTCAATTCAAGATGGAAATGTAAATGCAACTTTAGAGCTTACAACAAAAGAATATCCTGATTTTATGATGGAGCTTTTCTTAGGTAAAAAACCAAATGCATCTCTTTCATCAACTGGTGCAGTTGAAAATTTTGCAAACAAGCTTGGCACATCAATCAAGAATGTATCGAATGGTATCAGTGCAATTGCACCGCTTGCTGGATCTGAAGCAAATTTAAAGTTTACAAAATATGTTTTAAAAGCAGTTGATGCAACTCATGTTGATGTTTATGCAAT